TTATGTAATAGCAACCTCAGTAGTCCACTTTTGCATAAATAATTACTAACGACTCCTATAAGGCGAAACAACAATGATTTGGACAATTGCACAACTCGAACGAACAGTCGCTGACGGCGGCGTGACTATTGCTCACTGGAGAGCTTCAAAGACTGACGGTGAATACTCAGCATCTTCTTACGGTACTTGCTCGTTCACGCCTGATGAATCTGCTGAAGACTTTGTGTCTTTTGAAGACCTGACTGAAGAAGTAGTACTGGGCTGGGTTCAGGCGACAATGGACGTTGAAGCTCTTGAAGCGAGCTTTGATGCGAATATTGAGTTGCAGAAAAATCCTGTGAGTGCTTCTGGGTTGCCGTGGACGCAGCCATGAAAGAGCTTATTGCCCGAATCGAAGCACTAGAAGGAGCATAACAAATGGACTACCTAATCAATGCTTATGTAATTCTGACTTCTGTAGTCACTATTGCATCAATTATAGCTAACTATACTGACACCCCGAAGGATGATGCCGTAGTTAAGCGCCTATATGATATCCTTGAGATGTTTGCTTTCCTAAAGGGTAAGGCTAAACAAAAGTGAGTAATGAGATACAATATCTACAGACTCAGTTAAACGCCTTGCAGGAAACTATAGCGAGTCATCAGGTGCTGGTGGCTGACGCTACAGTTAAGATAGGTGAAAATAAGAAAGAACTTAAGGAGGTCAACGCTAAGATAGTGCAGGTGAAGGCAGCTCTTGTAGACATCAAGACCTCTCAAATGTCTAAGGTAGACTTTGAACTTATCTTAGAGACTACCTTCAACAGGGGCATAGTAGCCACAGCAAAGAGAATACTATTTACATCAGTCAGTGTCTCGTTTGCTGCGGGTCTAGCTTGGCTTATAAACCATTTGTCGGCGAAATAATATGTTACCTCAAATCATATCAGGTGTCGTAGGTCTAGCCTCTGGTTGGTTAGACAATAAGAAAGCAAAGCAGCAGGCTATTCATGAAAAAGATATTGAAATCATTAAGAGTGTCACAAGTTGGGAAGAAATACAAGCAGCTAATTCACAGACTTCATTCAAAGATGAGTGGTTTACTCTTGTATTATCAGTCCCCCTCATTGGAGCCTTTATACCTGTTATGGTGCCTTATGTTCTTGAGGGTTTTATAGTCTTAGAGTCAATGCCTGATTACTACAAAGCAATGCTCGGTGCTGCCGTGGCCGCTTCCTTTGGGTTGAAGACTCTGACTAAGTGGGGAGGTAAGTAATGCCGCCAAAAAGAACAAGGAGAAGAGAACCAGCAGATTATAGTGGTAGAAATACTCAACAAGTAATTGGATCTTTAGCTCCTGATGCTGGTCTATTCGGTACTGGTTCTTTTGGAGCTGCTCCTGAGTTATCTGCTGCTGTCTCCACTGCACCCGTTACACAGGCACAGCAAAAGGCTTTTAATGCTTCTATTGCCCCTATAGTTGCAAAGAACAAAGCTATTAATACTCAAAACGATACAGTGTACGCTGGTGGTAATAATACTTTTGATGAGTCAGCGGGTGGTGTGTCTTTCAAATCTAATATTACACCTACTCTTCAAACAAACGATGCGCTTGCTAATGCTCTGTCTGGCATGAATATACCTACTGCTGAAGAAAGAGCTGGTTTTGCTGCGCTGGCTGAGAAAAACGCAGCTAAGGCAGCAGCGGCTAAAGTAGAAGCAACAGCACAAGCCGCTAAAGATAAAGAGGTATATGACTACTTAGCTAATTATAAACCACCAACTGGTGCTGAAACTCTAGATAGGCTCATCTCTGGCATAGGGCCAGCATCACTTATCACCTTAGATGAAATACAAGCAAACCCTGCCTATGCAAATATGTCTTTATCTCAACAGAAGGCTTTAGTTGATAGTTCTAATGCTAACAATATCAACACAAAGCAATCAGCCGCCGCACAGGAAGCTAAAGACTTCTGGGCTACTCAAGACTACGATCCAAACAAATACAAGGTAGCACCAGATGCTTCCTTCGGAGAAAAGATAACGGGGTTAGCCCGTGTATCAGATAGCGTCTTTCAGTCTATTGCTAGTGGTAACGTACCAAAAGGTGCTCTGGGGGCATACGCTGGTATGGCTCAGTTAGGTGATAATCCTATGCCATCAATAGGGGAAATAGGTAAGGGGGTGTTGGCAGGGGGAGTAGGTGTAGGTGGAGGTGGTGGAGCTAGTCTGGCTGGTAGTTCTCCCATCACTCAATATATGGCACAGAGTTCAATACCTCCATACTTAAAGATACCGGGGTCATCCTCATCAGCAGCCGCTGGTTTAGTAGGGCATGACGATGTAAACCGTGTCTACATGAATACAGGTGAAGATCTAAGTAAAAAATACCCTAACATGGCTGGAAAGGGTAAGTGGATTGTCCCTGAAGGTGGAGGAACTATAGGGGCTTACGACATACAGTTTGTCAACGATGCCTACGATCCGAGAGCTGGTGGTTCTGGTATTTTTAATGATGTTTTAATGCCCGTTGCTTCAGCCGTTATGGGTTTCTATAATCCAGCGTTTGCTGTAGCTCAAGTAGCAACTAAAGCTGCTGCGGGTGAGACTCTTCACTTAGGTGATTATGCTTCTGCTATTACTGGTGGTTTAAAAGCAAGTGGAATGTTGACTGCACCTACTAAGGCTGTGGCAGCTACAGCAACGACACCAGCGGTTGCAGCTTCAGCAGGTAAAGGTTTGTTGGGTTTTGATTATGGCACTACAGTTAAAGGATTAAATACTGCTTTTGCTGTAGCTGATGGAGACATCATAGGTGGTGTTGTCTCTCAGTTTGGTGGAGACTTAACTGAAAAAGCATTGAATAGTGTAGGTTTAAACAAGGATGTTTTAGATGGCTTTAACATTAATCAAGACGATTTAGTTAAAGGGATGTTGACTACAGAAAAAGAACTTTTAAAAGGAACAGCTTTTGATGATGCTCTTCTTAAAGGTGTAGGTAAATACATTACTGAAGGTGGATCATCAAGATTAGGTACAGGTGGTATAGAAACTCCTGAGTTCATTAAAGCAATAGGCACTGTTGTTAAAGATGTAGGAAGAGCAATTGACTCTACTATTCTTCAACCTATTAAACAAACAATGCCTGCTGTTGAAGATGCAGTAAGGGCTGTTGGTTCTGCTATAGACGATGCAGCACAACCTCTTATTGAAACAGCTAAGACTGTTGCAGATCCTATAGTAGAGGCTGGCAGTGCTATAAACAGAGGAGTAGTTAAGCCTGTAGTAGGAGCTGTAGGTGATGTAGCTAAAGCCACTGGTAACGTAATACAAGCTGTTACAGAACCTGTAGTAGATGTTGTTGATGATGTGTTAGATAGTACCTACGATGCTATTAACCAGCTAGATAACTTTATAGATGATATTGATATGCCTAACATTAATCTTCCTAATGTAAACTTACCAAATATCAATATGCCCAATGTAAATTATAGTGGCGGTAGGAACCCTTTAAACTTTAACATTAGTGGTGGTGGTCAGCCTGTTCCACGAGCTTCTTTAATGTCCAACAAAAAATTAGATGAGATTGATTTAGGTTTTGAATTGGAAGAACTCGAAAGAGTTAAACCGTTTGAACCACTAGAGTACAACCCACGAGGGATGCAAGCTATATGACGTATTTAGAATTAGTAAACGCTGTTCTCAGAAGGCTGCGTATAACAGAGGTAGGTTCAGTAAATGAAACTGCATACTCTGCCATGATTGGTGATTTTGTTAACGACAGTAAGAGTATGGTAGAGGATTCACACGATTGGTCAGCACTTAGGACTACATTGACGGTTACTACGTCTGAGGATATTTTTAACTATGCGTTAACTGGTAGTCAGAATAATATAAAGATGTTGGATGTAATCAACGATACGTCTAATAACTTTATGACTTATCGCCCATCAACGTGGATGAACAATGTATTCTTAAATGAGACACCAACGACAGGCTCGCCTACCTACTACAGCTTTAATGGTGTAGATTCTAACGGTGATACTTTAGTTGACATCTACCCTATTCCAGATGCTGTCTTTGCATTACGTTTTAACTGTATCTTAAGGAACCCTGATTTAGTTGAAGACACAGATCAATTAGTTATTCCTTCCCGTCCTGTTGTTCAGGCAGCAGTAGCTTTAGCTGCTAGAGAGAGAGGAGAAACTGGTGGAACAAGCACTGCTGAATACTTTGCAATAGCCGATAGTTTCCTTTCGGATGCTATTGCTTTAGATGCTAATAGACACCCAGAAGACCTTATCTTTAGGGTTATATAGTTATGTCTTCTCCTCTACAGAATATAACAGTAGCTGCTCCGGGCTTTAGGGGGTTAAACACACAAGACTCTCCCTTGAGTTTAGATAATTCTTTTGCGTCTATTGCAGATAACTGTGTAATAGATCAATACGGTAGAATAGGCGCACGTAAAGGTCGTGAACTTTTAACTACCAATCCAGAAATATTAGGTACAAGTAATGGTTTAGGTACGATTACAGAGTTTGTAAATGAATCTGGTGTTTCTATTGTTTTTTCAGCAGGTAATAATAAAATATTTACAGGCACTACTACACTTGTAGACGCAACTCCAGTAGGAACCACTATAGTTGGAAATGAATGGAGAATTGTTAACTTTACTAATCATTGTTACTTCTTTCAAAAAGGAAACGAACCCTTAGTTTATGCAGATCACGAAGGGGTTATAACCACAGTAGAAGGGCATGATCATAGTACAGGAATACCTCCACAAGGTAATGAGGTATTAGCTGCTTTTGGTAGACTTTGGGTAGCAGATGTAGAAGGTGATCCCAATACTATTTATTGGTCTGACCTTTTAGATGGAACTAAGTGGTCAGGGGGAAGTACAGGCTCTTTAAGTTTATCTAAAGTTTGGCCTACAGGTTACGACGAAGTTATAGGATTAGCCGCACACAATGGATTTTTAGTTATTTTTGGTAAGACTTCTATTGTCATTTATTCGGGAGCCGAGTCTCCTGCAAATATGGTTTTGTCGGATACCATAGCCAACGTAGGATGTAAACACAGAGACAGTATACAGAATGTAGGTACTGATTTGTTCTTCCTGTCTAATGAGGGTGTACGTAGTTTAGGAAGAGTAATTCAAGAGAAGTCTTCTCCAGTTAGAGACATCAGTAAGAATGTGCGTAATGATTTACTCCACATAGCTAACCTACAAACAAACGGAATTAAATCTGTATACAGTCCTGAAGAAGCGTTTTACTTAATTTCTTTTCCTTCTTCTAGTGTTGTTTATTGTTTTGATATGAGAACTCCGTTAGAAGATGGGAGCCATCGAGCCACTGTTTGGACAGGAATAAGTTTACGATCTTTTGCTAGAGCAATTGACGGTACTCTCTATATGGGTAATGCAGATGGTATCAATACTTACTCAGGTTATCTAGATGTTACATCACCGTATCAAGTAAATTACTTTACCAATCCTCTTGACTTTGGTGACTCATCAAGATTAAAGATACTTAAAGAATTAGACTTGACATTCATCGGTGGTCAGAATACGAAGGTAACAGTTAACTGGGGCTACGACTACACACAAGCATATACAAAAGAAGTCATAACTCTAAAAAACTCTTTACTCGCTGAGTTTAACGTAGCTGAATTTAATGTACCTACATCTGAATATGGAGCCTCTATTATTTTAGACAGAAAGAAAGTCAGACCATCAGGTAGTGGCAATGTAGTTACTTTAGGATTAACAGTTACCGTAAGTGGTGTTCCAATCTCTCTACAAGAAATGAATATACAAGCACTAATAGGAAGGATGTTATAAATGTCAAATTATACTAAGACAACGGACTTTGCTTCTAAGGATGCTTTAGTTACTGGCAACCCGTTGAAGATTATTAAAGGCAGTGAGTTTGGGGTTGAGTTTGATAATATTCAAGCATCCAACAACAGCAAAGCCAACATTGCTAGTCCTACCTTTACAGGTACGGTAACAGCAGCAACAGTCACAGTCACTGGTACACTTACTGCCGGTACAATTACCGGAGGTACATACTAATGGGTTTTCTTGATAATTTACTATCTACAGGCGCACAGGTTACAGGCATTGAGAAATCAAGGCAAGCACTTTTAGATGCTGGTAGTGCTGCTCAGACAGGTGCTGCTCAAGTTGGTGGTACAGCCGCTGGAATGGCTCAGTTTAAACCGTTTACGGTAACTGGAGGAACAGGTAGTCTAACTACTACACCCGAAGGTGGCTTCGGTATGCAGCTTAGTCCTCAACAACAAGCCATACAGAACAACATGTTTGGGGCTGCTGGTAACCTCTCAGCACAGATAGGGCAACCAGCTAACCCAATGTACGGACAGATGGCTAATCAGGCTTACGGGCAAGCTCAGGGCTTTCTGGGGCAAGTTGGACAAATAGACCCTCGAATGCAAGCACAGAGAAGTGTTTTTAGTGATATGTTCGGACAACAAGCAGGACAGTACGGACAACCTACTGGCTTAGAAGGAATAACACAG